CGGCTTGTCACCAAGCTAGCCCTGCATTCCCTTGCCGCCCTGAGTGGGCTGCGGGGGATCTGGGATTCTTTCCCGAATCTCAGAGGCTGTGTCTTGGTCTACCGTGACCCTCACGCTTTTACACGCGAGGGCCCAGCGCTTGAGACAAGCCAAGCCGCCGAACCTCGTAAGAGGCTTCGCGGGCTTGACGCTCATGCGCCGGAACACGGCAGACCTCTTGTTCCTGTCTGGTCTACCCGCCACCCTCTTCCGCCGGAACTTCTCACCTTCTGTGAGTCTCAGTTCACTTTCGATGATCTGACACTTGAAGATCTCAAAGGATTCCAGCGGCACGGTACTCAAGTCTTTGCCATAGGGCAAGAGATCCTGGTCGACGGCTTTCGCCACCTTCCAGTACACTCCGGGCTTGAGCACGCGCACAAGAGGATGCGGGTAGAGGCCCATCTCTCTGAACGGCTTCTTGCCCAGGAGCGCAGCTCCGATCTCGGCACTCGGTCCCCTGGAAACCAGGGCACCGAGGCGAGAGCGGAGGCTGCGGCCAACGGCAAGACCGCGACCCGTGTAGCCAAGCCCCCCGGCCTCCACAGGAATGTGGAGCCGGGGGTCACACTTGACCCACGGGAAGCGGCTCTTAATAACCCTCTCCATCCGACGCAACCAGAGGTTCTCAAGCCTCGGGTCCGCCTCCACCGGGGCCTGAAGGTCCGGAGGAGGGATGGAGGGGGGTACGAAGAGAGACATTCTGTCTTCACCGTGCTTTCGGGGAAGGGCGAGGATCTCGCAGGCGGTCCACGAGTGGTCCGCCCTAAAGGTCTTCCCCTTGTTGAGCTTGGCCCCCACGGAGGCGACACGTTTGGCATAAATGTCAAGGGCATCGGATCCAATCCGGTGCCGGCCAACCGCGTCGTCGCCGTGGGTCAAGGATCGGCTGAACTTGCCGACCGCCCAAGCGCTCACCCAAGAGAGCACAATGAAGCTGAGAGGTGTGCCCATCGGACTCCCTCTGGAGAACACGACTTCCCCGATTGGATCGGGAAAGCTCCAAGTTGTGTTCCCCACCAGCCCAAGCGACCGTCTCGCCATGAGGTGATCCGCATTGCGGATCGCCCCCCGACGAACGAGCGCTTCGATGACTACCTCGATCGCCGCGTGCGACAACCCGTCCGTTGCCTTGGAAAGATCCAGGGAACGGAAGGTGTGCCCGCGACGATAGTGAAGACCGCCGGGAATCTCGCGGGACTCGGAGTCGATCGTCCAATGCACAGGAGGCAGAAGACGGGACGACTCGCGAATCCAACTCCCTTCTATGAAGGTCCGCGCGTCGGGAACACCGACAACGCGCACCTTATAGCCTGGAGCCCTGAGCGCGGTTGCCTTCATGGCGAAGGGTTTCCCCTCCGCCCTGAGTGCCAGCAACCCCGCACAGCGATACGATTCCCTCAGGTCTGGACTGACACCCGAGCATGGCCTGAGGACGACTCGTGCTCTCGAGAGGCAGAATGCCCCAAGAGAGTCGCCG